TCAGCCATATTATCCACCGAATTCTTTAATGATCCTGCTCGCCTGATTATAGTGTTCTAAAACCACATCTATTGGGCGCTCCATTTCTATTTCCGGGTCAATGTGCCAGAAATGCGCCACATCAAAAACAATTTTGATTAATTGCCCAACACCTCCTTCTTCCCTGACTCCATTTGAGTTAAAAAACCGACAATATCCCACATGATTTTATTAAAATCTTGAATGCAAATTTGCTCGACCGACGACATAGGGATTTTCGCGCCCTGAGAAATATATTCGGCAATTTTGCCTGCAATTGGCTGCGGTACACAGCTCTCGTTCAAACTGTACGGCAAATCGAGCTTCATCAACAGTTTAACGTTAATCACAATCTCTAATTCATTGATCGTTTCGCCATGCGCATTAATCGATTCTGTTAATTTAAAATTCATTGCCATTTTCCACTTACCCCATTAAATTCAAGAGAAACTTTCCCATCGTCCCCATTAACGGCAGTTTCGCCGACCAAATAGGCCTCCATGAGAATATAAGTACGCCCATTTTTAAATTCAGCCGTCACTGTCATATTTGTGGCCGTTTGCAATTTATCTATTGGAAACGCATGAACAAATACCGCATCGAGTTTGATGTAAGGTGTTAATTCCTCTTCTTTGTAAAGACCAGGTAAAATACTTTCCCGTTTTACTTCGACCAGCGGACATTCAACGCCGCCCGTAATTGAAAACTGCTCGCCATCCGCTTTAACATAAACGGTTCCGGCTACGGCTTGACCCATATTAAACCTCCATTTAAGCGGCTTCCGGGTATTGCAACCGGAATTGCATCAATACCGCGAAAATACGTAATTGATTAACATAATCAGCTGGAAATAATATATTGAGGCGATTAGCGTTACTCTCATCGCGATTAACGATTAAATATCTCGCAAATAATTTCGCATTTTCTACAAGGCCCCGACGTTCCAGGGCGGCATATCCCGCAATCAACTCCGCGCGAATCATGCTGGGCGTGACAATGGCCTGCCCAGCCCCGAATCGGGTGCCGTCATTTGCGAGTTTGTGTCGCCCATATTTGCTCGTGATAATGCTGCGTAAATATCGAATCGAATAGCTCGTTGTATGCAGAGTCTCAGAATCGAGATACGAGTCATCACGCTGTCCGTAGGGATTTCGTTGATAGGTCGTAATCGCGCGCTCGATTCGCGCGCTCCCATCGGTATATACCGATGTGGCGATGCCACTGTTTAACAATATTTGCCGCTCGGGGAGCGTGAAACGCTGGCCGACTGGCGGCGGGTTAATCCCGCCTAGCAGGCCAGTTTGAGTCGGGCGCGCTGGATCGATAGACAAAAATACCGACTGCCGCGCGGCAAATGCCGCAGCCGCCTCCCATGTCGGTTGTGGTATTGAGGGTTCCACGCCCATAATCGAGACGTGCTCATCATTACGCGCCCGGCCCGTTGAAACCAGGCTTCCTAACTGCCCGCGACATGCGCTATAAATGTGTCCATACAACTGGGATGACCACGACCAGCGGCCTGCGGAGGATCCCATCCATTCGCCAAAATCATCGAGCGCGGAGCTATCTGTCCAGGGCTGCGCGATAAACTCCCCTTCTGCGTCTCCGATGGAGGCCAGCACTTTCGGAACATCCGGCACGCCCGCGCCGCCTGACATAGCAATCACGCTCGCGCTCAAACCGCCAGGGCAAGGCCCGGCCATGAGCGCAATATCGTTGCCGGTTTCACCGCGCCACCGGCATGTGATTTTTACCGTGCGCCCAGCGATTTCCGCGCGCACGGGCAGGCCATTCGCGCCGTTAATGACGCCCGCGAGCGTCGCAGCAACCTGCTGCGCGGTCTCACCTCGAATCACGCGCGCCGCAATGCGCCGCCCAGCTATATAGAGGGTAAGCACGCCGGAGGCGGTAGCCGTGCCGTCAATATTAATTTCTCCGGATGCCTCCGCGCCCTCGATCTGCACGGCCAACCCCCAAACCTCGCCAGTTGGATCACTTCGACGCCGCGTCTCGTACATCGCGTCGAGCATCGAGCCGCTACCACCTAGCGCCGCTGCATCGCTCTCGCGCGTGAGCAGCGTTAATTGATCGTTAGGTGCAGCGTCGTCATTGGCGTGACCAATGAGGATGCTTCGCAGTAGATTAGACGCTGTATTTGCCCGGGAATTATCAACCTCGGCGTAAAACAGCGGAACCGCTAAATCTGTCGGAATACTATTAAAACTCACAGCCATTATTTATCTCCCCGTTGTTTCGTGGATTTCGCGACAGCGCTCTCCACGACCTCCGTTACATCACCCGCTGCAATTCGGCGACACCAGTACGCATTTCGAGGCACTAACTGCCCCGCCGCTGGAATGGCGTCGCCCGTTTGAGGGTCAATTGTCACCCGCCCCTCTACGGGCATTACTCGCATCGTTTTTACGCTCATTTGTCATCCTGATCGGTTAAATAAATTCGCGCGTGCGCCTCGATTTTTCCATCAGGCGGCATCGCGTCGATGGTGATATCGACCTCGCTAAATGCTGGCAAACTCGATAATTCATCGCCCTGCCATGTCTCCGCTGTGTCTAATGTCCAGTTCGATGAAAACGAGAATCGGTAGAACACGCGTGCGCGGTCGATTAACAATAAATCGCACCCCTCATATTCGATGGGCTCGTAATCATCCGCTGGCGGCCATCCAACCAGCGCGCGAAGAAGGTCTTGACGAATCATGTGCAGATCAGCCGTCGCAGCCTGTCCACGGTCATCGTCGGGTCGAAGCGCTACAACCACATCAAATCTGTCGGTGATCGTCTGCAACGTTCCGTTTTGAATCTGATTTTCACCCGCATCGTCGCCTGTCGCAATCACATAGGCGGCAGGCAATTCGAGGTGCGCGGAATCGCGGGCGGCCTCAAACTGGATCGCACCCGCTACGCGCTGATCGAACGCATCCACGCGGTTGCGCACGTGCGACACCACGTTATCTATAAACATAGTTTGGGTTAAGTGTTTAACGCTGCCCGCAGCGCGTTAGATAAAATTTCTCGCACATCTGAGGCGCGGCGTTGCAGCGCGTCCTGCATGTAATTCGCGCGAGGAGCAATGCGATAAGGGCCGCTTGGCTGTGCCTGCCGATCTCGCCGTCGTTTCGCGCCACGACGCACACCGTAATGCAAATAGGCAAAATACGGCATAGGCAGCGCGGCGCCGGTTTTGGGTTGGACGCGGACTAAAAACCCCGATCGCGATGTTTTTGCACGAATCGCGCGACTGAGTTTTCCTGTGCGCCTTCCGGGGTATTCGCCCGGACGTGATGGACCGCCGCGCGACAATAATGCTCGCGCCTCATCGCGCACGATACGGCCCGCGCGCTGCATTGCGTTGCGTACCTCGCGTTTATTGAAATCAAACCCGCTATCGAATTTTTCAAATCCGTCGACATGCATGTATACGCCGATATCCTCATCACTCATGGCGCAACTCCTCGACCTCAATTATGGTAAAAACAGGCTCGCCGTTTAGTGGCGCCGACCGCCGCACGGCGTAAATAACGTTTTTATGCACAATCTCATGATCCGTTGTGATGCCATCAATATGACGTAGCGTCACGCGATGCGTCACGCGCGCATCAGCCTGTACGCTCTCGATATAAATGCCCGTTCCAACCGGCGCGATTTTCGCCCAACGCGCTATCTCATCGTGATAGGTCGATTCAAGCCCCATAGTCATAGACGGGTGGTCTCGTCGCAATCGGATCGTGACGCGACTGTTAAGCTCTCCGGCATTAATTGACATTAAAACCTCGGAACCTGTGTGATCGGCATCAAAAGATCATCGTCAAACACCATAGGCAAATTGGTCACTCCAAACTCCCTATGAGCGTACATCCACGCTGCGGCGCGGAGCATCCAACTGCGTACCCCTGGAAATTTTTCGAGATTCGCCCCCGCGATATAGGTCATTCGAATCCCTGACGCAGACATCAACTCAGACCCGATTGGCAATAGAGTAGAAACGCGCTGCGATTTAATAAAATCGTAGGCCGCGTTATTGGCCTCTCGCCATTCATTTCCCACCCTAATTTCAACGCGCTGCATCGTGTGCGCCTGACCAATCGACAAATCAATCTCTCTCGCTATTGGCCCCGTCACACGCTCCTCGTAAACGGCCTCACGGATTGCGGAGCCGGTTCTCGACTCCGCAGCCTGCCGAGCGCTTGGAATTACTACGCTCTCTATCCATGCGCGCTCGTCGTCGGTGTCTACCCGGCACTGTGCGGCCACATCGGAAAACGTTATGACCTCATCGCCAACGTACTCAATCAAATCAACAGGCATGGCGATCTCAGGGAGTGTTAGGCGGGCGACCTCTCATTGCCCGCTGCTTTCCGTCTGGAAGGTCAACGGGAGGATCAACGGGAGGAATCTCTTCGCCTTGGCTTTTACCGTCATTAAAAATTTCGGCTATCCCAGCGTTAATCAGACGCTCTGCAACGTCATCGTTAAATCCGCCGATATCGCCAGAAACATAAATACGCCAGGCCCGTTTTATTTTCAGGATTTTCATTTAAGCTCCGTTTCGGAATCCCCAATTAACGCCGGTCATAACCGCAATTGACTCGACGTGACGTGGCGCAAAATCATTTTTAGCAATCACCCGAATTAACGTTTGATCGCGTTGAAATGCGCTGACAACCTGCCCCGCAGAATCTTTATAGGTCGCCTCGGCGCTGTAATCGATCTCGAAATTTTCCGCGTCGCCAGTGAACATATCCCAAAAATCAACAAAATATATTTCAGACTCGTTTCCAAATTCTCCGAGATTATTTGGTATTTGTGTCGTCATGCCCACCGGATACCCTTTTAGCGTAAAGCTCTCCTCTAACTCGGGGAAAACTTTTTTGCCTACCCCATCACGCAACTCCATAAGAAATCGACGGGTTCGAGGCGACATGATCCAGCCAGGTTTAATCATGTTCGCGTTCGCTTGCTCCAGAAACAGAATGAGCGCGCTTAAATCTTTGCTTACAGTTTCCACGGTTGTTTCGGCGCTCGGCTTAATTAAATTTTCCTTTCGCACCCAAAACCGCAGCCCCTTGGGCGTATTGCCTTCCCCGCTATCCCTGATAAACGCTTTGTCTTCCCGGGCTCCAATGGCGTTTACCAAATCATCAATAACGATTTGATCGACATTAGGATTCACGCCGGAATATCGAATTAAATCGTTTGAGATAGGAACGATTGCGGCCATTTTTTTCAGCGCGAGCTTCATGTCCCCAAACTCCTCTTGAGTTTCGGGGATATCGGAATCCGCGCCAATGTAATCGACAATTGCGCCGCCCTTTAGTCGAGATACCGTCATATTTCCATTTTCAATCGGCAGTGATCGCGCGCCCATTCGCCGGACCACGGATTGCGGACGTAGCAGCTCAATCACGTCTCTCGATAAATTTTCTGGAATCAGAACCCCGCCAGAGCTCGGCGTGATTGTGTTGAGCGCCATCGAAACATCGTCTCCAAACCCTCGGGCGCGTGCAATGTCTGCGGCCCCAGCACGATCACCGCGCGCTGCGGCTAATGCGCGCACCATCATTGCAATTTTCGCGCCCTTAACCTCCGGCCCGCGCGGCTGTGCCGGTAATGTCGGGCTGCCACTAATCACTGCGGATGCGGGTTGATCGACTGGTTTGGCTGCGGCAGCGGCGAAACGTTCAGCCGTCTCCATTCGATCAATTTTCGCGGTAGCGTCAGAAAATTTAGCACTCAACGAAATAAATTCAGCGTGCTGCTCGGCGGTTAGCTCCTCCCCGCTAGACTCGATTTTCGCCAGAGCCTGAACGGCTGC